CATGTTCTGGATAATGGTTTCCTCGGTCTGCATGATCTTGCCCTCCAAGAGGTCAATGATCTGTGCTTCACCGTTGTTCTTGGCCTCTTCGATGCCCGTGATGGTCACCGTTGCGGCATACTGCTTCCAGTCGTACTCAGCAGCCGAAATGCCTGACTGAGCGGTCGTGGAAATAGTATCTGCCTCTTCGTACGAGGCAGCAGTTGTGTTGGTCCCGTAAATGATGGGGACAACGATCTTTGCGCCACCGCTGATGCGCCGAATGGTCTGTCCATTGGTCAGCGCGTAAAACAGCGGACGGGCAGTAAAGACGTTATCCGCCAACTTGGGGACGTAATTCTTCAGCGTAGTGCTGAGAATCTGATTGAAGGCGTCGTTACCGGCAGCCATAATCGTGTCTCCTTATTAGAGTTGGTTATTGGAAGTCGTTGTCTTTAGCCAGCATGTATGCGTCACGAATTGAACTAACCGCCGTAGCAGCCTTCGCTACATTCGTATTCGCGGAACCGGTACTGGCATCCACCACATTTGCCGCACGCTTCTCTTCAACGATATCGGCGTTCTTGGCCTTCTCCCGCATGGCGTCGTACGACATATGCGTGTAAGCGGCCTCCAAATTGCCGATATTGTGCTTTAGAGCGTGTGTGAACAACTGTGCTGAATCAATAGCAGTTCCGTACTTCTCCTGTAGTGCGCTCAAATCCTGCTGCAAATTGTGCTGTCTTGCCGCTCGTTCTTGTTCTTCAATGGAAGATTCGATTCGCCGCAAGCGAACTTCCTCCGGGTCCAAATCCTCTATATCCTCTGCGGGAATATCGGTGTTCTGGTTGCCCGTGATCTGGACTCCAAAAGCGTCTGACAGGGCCAGTACCGCTCCTTGGGGATCAGATTCTAATGCTTGGACGATTGCCTCTCCTTGAGCCAATCTCTCGCGTTCGCGGGCCAACTCCTGCGTCTTACGGGTGTAATCCGCCTGTCGCTGGTATCCGCTCTGTAGTTCCTGCAACGAAACCCGGTGTTCCTCGCCATCAACCATGATGGAGTAGGAATCGGCATCGCTACTGGCTGTATTTGAAACTACCGGGTTGCTGTCATCCAGTCCCGTGGTTTCTTCTATCATCGGAGTCCTCTCGGTTATTCCTAATAAATTGGTTTACTGTCCCAAATTGGGCAACTCCAGACCCATTTGGTTCTGGAGTTGTGTCAACAGTTCTGGTGGTACGCCGCCCGTAGCCTCAAAAACTTGATCTGGAATCGGCGCTGGACCCATTTCTCCGGTCATGGGTGGGGGCGCCATCCCGCCTCCCGGCGGTGGCGCTCCTTCAGCACCCGGCGGAGGCATCATGGGCTGCTGTTGAACTAAATACTTCTCTGGATTAGTGATCCCAAATCCGAACTGGAGTACATGCCTTGCCAATTCAACGGGATCGACTACAACGCCTACAAGCGGGGCCATAGCATTCATCAGCGAAATAGCCTGCTGACGGCGTGCCGTTTCATTCATCGGCTGGGTAGAGCCGCCCTCCACCTCAAAGTCGTATTCTCCGATAATGTCTTCACGGGTATAGGCGACGAAATACTTCTGATCGTCCTTGCCTGTGATCCGCACCATCTGCGCGTCAGTCATGTACTGCTGTAGCAACTGAATGATACGACGGCCAATCTGGCCGATAACGAGTTCAACTACCGCCAACTTGTCAGAAGCGCGAGCGTTCCCGGCATCAGCGATGATGCTGGCTTCCGTTGCGGTGCGCCTGATTTCTGGCATCTGGCCTCGGGCGTACTCCGAAACACCCGAAACCGTATTGATATCCTGTTCGATGATATTGGACTGCTGGTAAATTTCTGGAGCCAACGGCACCTGCGGTAGCGGAACAACGATTTCCGACAAGGGCCGGTTCTCGTCAACAACGGGAACGAATCGGCCATCCTGATCCGATTCCAAAGCCTCGCGGCCCTCGGGACCGAACGAACGCTCGTGATACAGGTATTTGCGGGCGTAACGCTTCCGGTGGTTCACCATCTGCGTACGCGTCTTATTCAATTCCTCCTGCAAGGATTCGACCGCTTCCAAATCCCCCATCGGATAGAACACGTCGGGAACGTCATAGTTCCTAAACATCACGAAAGGATGACCAAATTCGTAGGGCATCGGGATCGGATCAAGCAGATAGTCGTCGCTGCCGTGAGCACAAATGGCCAAAGTGCCATTCTCAATGTCGTAATACTCGTATAGTGTTACACGATCAACAAGATCGGAATACTGCTCGCGCTCGTTATCGTTATCCCAACGCACCTTCAACCCGGCATCGGCCTGAAGATCCCTGCGTACGGCCCCCTTCAGCCGCTTGTCTTTCCTGACTTCCTCCAACGGACGTACAATCCGTTGGGCAATCCACTTTGCGTCCTCCAAACAGGTCGCCTCAGGATCGACGTACATATCAAAGGGTGAAATCCGCTCTACAAACGGCTGGTCTTCCACAATTTCCATCGTTGTCGATGGAAGATTTGCTATCAGTTCCTCATCCGACGGCAGATCACCTGCCGCGTCAGGATACGTGTAGGCGTACTCCTGTACTTCGGCTTGGGCCTGTTGAAGAAACCCATCCAGTTCGGTTTCGCTCATTTCGCGGGAGCGTTCGGTGAACTTCCACCCAACCTTGATCCAGCCGTGGCCGATAATCAAGAAATCTTTCACCGACTGGCGGAAAGGCTTCCGATAGTCGTGATGGCGCCACAAATAGTTGACAATAGATTCGACAAAGACGGCGCGGTCCTGATCCTCTTCGCGCGTGGGCGCAACCGTGATCTTCGGATGGTTGACGGCGATAGACGGCGCAATCACGTTGATCGTGCTGAAAGCAAGATTTACGGAAATGCGGTCTTCGGTCGATAACCGGTTCGCGTTCCAAAAAGTTTTCCCACGGTACAGGTCGATCATGCGACGCCACTTGGCGTCGTACCCCTCGTCGGTGCGCCAACGGCGCCCCAACTCCAAGCGGTCCTGTACGCGAGCGAACTTCTCCGCCTTTGTCTCCCTAGCCATCAGGCAGATGCTCTCTCAATCGTGCGTCCAGCAGCATGTGCTTCATCAATGACCTTCTGTTCTCGTTCACGCAAAGTCATATGCTGCTCGTCCGCAGGCAATTGGGCGCGGTAGCCCCGCCCGGTATCTATTCGGATACCAAGCAACTTCTGTCGATACTCCCAGAGATCCTGCAATTCAATTTCCGTTTTCGGCCCCTTCAGGCCGATAACGTAATCGCAAAACTCTTCGTATCCAGCGTCAGCAGGCAGAATCAAGTGTTCTTGACAGCGCCAGACGGCTGCGACGGCGACGGCTCAACGCGGCCACCCAAACCATGCTGGTTCTCGGGGGTCATGCGCTGGCGCACACCGGCACCCTTATCGCCCGGATGGACGTTATCGCCACCCACGAACGAAACAGTCGCCTTCTGCGAACCACCCGGACGGGCGGGACCGTTGTACAACTGGTTGGTGTTCAACTTGGGCTGGGCACCCATGCCAGAAGCATTGTACTTGTTGGGCTTGCTCATCTAAGGACACTCCTATGGTCGATTGGTCCTATCACATACATCAAACTGTCCCACGGTCGGCATACTGGCCGATAACAGACCCCGGCAAACCCGCATCAGTCTGCGTTTGACGACGCCACCACCCGAACGTCCACGAATCGTCAACCTGCTCCACATACTCGGGTATAAACGCGTACTTGCGCATCTGATTCGCCAACGCCAACGCCATCACACGGTCATCGTAGGGCGAACCCGACATGCCCCCCTTATCGTTGCGGACGAAAGTCCGCAATTCGGCCAAAGTCGCATCGCAATGAAGAATCAACTCCTGATTCTTCAATGCCTGAGCCAAATCGTCAATCATCAACGGCTTAGACGTACGTGTCGTACGCCAACCGTATTCTTGAGAAATCCGGTTGTTGTCGCTGTTCAAACTTCTTTGCCGGTATAATTTCGGATAGCCCAACTGGCGTAACTGCGTAATCGTCGTAAGGCCGTGGTTATTCGACTCCACGCAGCACAACGCGTTCCCATACCAAAGTCCCACACGGTAAACCTCCACGGCCAACTCGTCAGGCGGAATATGTCCATGCCAGACAGCCACCTGCTGCCCAGTCTTTGCGTCCAAAACCTGAATACACGAATAATCGCCGTGGCCTAGACCCTCAGCGGTGTCCACACCCAGCACATAGCCACTCCAGCGTTCCGGCTGCTCCCAAACCGTCAACATCTGAACTCTAAAACGTCTTTCTGAATCTCGTGGAGGTAGCCGTCCACACCCGATCTAACATGCACACGCATACCATCAAGCATGTCAAGATCGAATACAGGATTACCAGAACGAACAAATGCCTCTTCGGGGGTAGTCGGGTACTCCTGCGCGAGTTGCCACGACAACATCGACTTCTTTTTGCCTTCATACCACGACTTGTCGCAGTCTTCTGACGCCGACCACGGAAAAAACATCGACTTGAACTGGTTATTCCCCGTTTCGGCGCCAGTCCAGAGCGTATGAAAGAAGTTTCCGCTTCCATTCGCCGTGCTAAGGCCAATAATTCTACCTCCGACATCTGCTACAGGCTCTATAGAAGCCCACGCCTCCTCAGGGTTCGGCAAGAACGCCCATTCGTCAACCACAACCAGCGTAGCCGACTCACCACGAGCAGGATCGGATGCCGAAGGCATCGAAGTAATCTGACTTCCATTGCTGAACCCCATCTTCTGCTGATGTTCGACAAGCGATTCCGGGCCACGTTCCACCATCCAATCAGGCAAATGCTTCATCCCATACTTCGACTTGCGAAGCAGCAGAATCGACTCCCGCTCTGTACGCGACAAATCAATAATGTTCTGGTCATCGTGAAAAAACGCCAACCAGAACTGGTGGGCAGCCACCAAAGTCGTCCACCCGATCTGACGGGCCTTCAACGTCAAAGAATACCGATTCTCAGCCCAATG